GAATCGATTCGGAAACTTCCTTCGGTACCGCCTCTTTGGTCCAGCCCAAACCAATTTTTGTAAGCATAAACTTGGTGATAAGCTTACGCATCATGTTCTCAATTTCATGAATCACCGGATAAGCCGCGTACGACAAACTGCTGCTTACATCATCCCACAATACTTCAACCGGCTTTTCGGAAACTTTGGCCAAAATCGTTCGAATCGATTTCAGCAAAGACAGGAAGGTGGAGAGATCTCTGTCGCTAGGACAGCCAAGGCGGACGTGATAAAAAAGATGGCTGTTATTCTGGATTTCTCCTCGCTGTACGTCATAATCAAACCTTGCACCGTCAAAAATAATGTACTTATTCTTTATGTCAACGCTGCCATAGGATTGAATCAAATTGTTAAAAGAGGACGTGGTATTGCAAAATCCTTCTTTGGAATTAATTATCGTGAGGTATTCAACTTTTAGGTTTTCCATGACCATGTATTCCAAGTTCTATTAGAGCCATGATATCATTTTGAAATTGGCGTGTCAGGCCTCACCTGTTAGCTATTCAAGTTCCCGCTTCAGCCCTAACCTCGAGGCCTAGTGGCCTTGCCCCCGTTAGGGACTACTACTTTTACAAGTACCTGGTGAAGATGGCGAAACTCGGACCATGGTGCCCAACCGAACGGCAACGTGATCTACACCATGGGGAGGTAAGATACCTTATGCTGAGAAGGCCTGTCGTATGAGTCTTGGAGCTATGTCCGCTGATGACGATTTTTGCTTGCCTCGGAGTGCAGCTATGGGTTGTGGATTCAACCGGTCTCCCTCAGCGATTGAAACGCCATCTTTTCTGTAAACGGCGAGCGAGCAGCCGCACGGTCAGCAAATAGTAATACCGTGTCGAATCGCTGCGTTGATTTAGGCGGTGCTCAAGAAACCAAGCCACGTGCTTTTTCTGCCAAGCCCAAGGCGTCTGTCGCTGCCAGCGTTCGGAGATTTCAGCTTGGATGATTCTCGCCTGCCGCAAATGGCGTTGCCGCGTTGCGTGCGATCCGGTCAGCACGCCAGCTAAGAACAATTCCATATCGAATAGCTTACTCATGTGCATCCTCCAATGTAGGCAGCGACCACATCGATCCGACCGTGCCCCAGCTCGTAGCTGATCTGCTTCCGGGCCTCACGATCAAGATTCCTATCTACCTGGCAAAAGTGGCCGCCATTGATAGGCGCACGGTGTTGGGTGATTTGCTCATAGCGCTCACAAGCGTATGCCGCTCGTAGCTCATGGAAGCCTTTGAGGTTGTGTGTATGCAGGATGTCCCGCGCAGGGCGGATGATTTGTTGCAGAAGACTCAGGTAGCTTTCGTGTTGCGCAATTAGGTTGCGGCTACCCGTAGGCGACACCTGCAGTGCAAACCCAAGTGCAGCTCGGACATGGTCGTCCACCAAAATCCAGCGTGGTGCCGAGGCGCTGGCGCGGCCGCCTTTGGTGCCATCCTGAATGTTAATCCTGCCTAGGTCGCTAGCCTCACGACTTAGCCTTGGCAGGTCAGCCAAGATGGCCTCACGCAAGCGCACACCGGCGGCTCGTGCCAACAGAACGATCGCAGCGGCTCGTAGCTGATGATGACTGCAAAGCGCATCGACGATCTGTTTAATCTGTTCGCGATCTTGGCCCTGAGGCACCGACTGTCGAACCCCGGTACGCTGCATCCCCAACGCTTTGCTCGGACTGGGCAATGTCACGCACTGATCCGCGCGAAGTGCTGCCATAGTCCTGTTAACGCTAGATAGGCGGTTTTGTGCGGTGCTGACAGCAAGGTCACCGCGCCTAACCACGTCGCGCAGATACGCCGCATAGTCGGCCAGCACCTTCCGATCAATCTGCCGCGCATCATTGATACTAGGCCCATGTTCGGAACGGCACCACTTCACGAATGCCTGCCACCGATCACAGTGCGCCTTGACCGTGCCATAATGGCCACCGCTGAACATGTCTTTCAGCGCCTTCGTCCCTGCGTAGCTCAGTTGCCGGCCGTAGCCGAAATTACGGCCATCGCGTCTACCCACTAATGCCATGTCGGTCACCTCATCTTTCGTTCTCCGACCCTAGCCCCACGTCATCCCGCCAAGAATGTTGAGTGTTATCAGGGATCAAGGCCCCTGCGACCTGTGGGGAATGTCCTCTACGCGGGACTGGCGGCTCCTTACGACCGGGAGCAAGGGCATCTCATGATCTGGCCTCCTGAGCACCGTTACCGGTGGGCGGGTGGAGGCAGCATTGGCTGACGAGACCAGCGCCTGGAGATCCTGAGTCGGGTGAACACAGCGATGCGATGACCGGGGCATGCCTGACTGTCAGTCAGGTGCAGTCAATTCCGTTGTCTGCGGCACCATCATCTACATCGCTGTTGCTGGTGACATCGGCGTTTGTCACGCCGATTGTCACGAGTGGAGTAGCCGCAAAGCCAAGTGCGATAAGGGCTGCAGCAGTGCTAGAAGCGCCCGTCTCTTTCCAGGAGAAAGAGACGGGCGCAGGTTGGCGCAAGATTCGGCCAAGCGGATAGGTTGCTGCAGAGCAGCGAAGTAGGAGGTATGTCTGGCGCACGAGGGCCAAGATGTGAAGTAGGCATCCATCACCGGGGAGGTGACCGGGCGAGCTGCCGGATGCGAATCGCCATTTGGGGGGAGAACCACCGCGAGAACGGCGTGACCTTCAAGGTTCGGGTCACCTGGGTTGCTGTCATCGACAGCGCTTGCACGGCCAGTTCTACGCCTGTGGATAAACCGGGTCAAGGTTCGAAATTCAGGGCCACATTTGACTTGAAGAACGATTGTCCACCGGTGGAACTCCGTGGCAAACCCCGGACAGCGTGATTGCTTTTAGCTCTTCAAAGTAAGGTCCATCCAAACAGGGCGGCTTTGCAGCCCTGTTTGGATGGACCCGCGCTGAGAAGCGGAAAAGCGAGGCTGCTCGCCCTGAATCTTGAACGCTCAATTGTTGTTGCTGCCGTTGATGCGCCTGCATAGCGCTAGCGTATCGGCACCACGTTCTTGTCTCTGACTTGGCCGTACGTTGAGGCGAGCAGGCTGCCGGTCGCGGCTTTCTGGATGTAGTCACTCCACCAGGCCATCATCGGGCGCCGGCGCTCGATGTAGTCGGCTCGGTTGTATGCGCTGCGCACCTCGTCCTTGTCGACATGCGCCAGTGCAACCTCAATCAGCTCCGGGTCCCACCCATGCTCATTCAAAATGGTGCTGGCCATCGAGCGCATGCCGTGGCTAACCAACCGATCCTGGAACCCCATGCGTTTCAACGCCATGTTGGCCGTTTGGCTATTGGCGTGGGTGCGTGGATTTCTGTCTGCCGGGAAGACGTATTCGCGATGTCCGCTGTGAGTCTTCAATGACTCCAACAGTGCGACAGCGTGATCACTCAACGGGATGCTATGCGGGCGGCGCTTCTTCATCCGCTCCGGTGGGATAGTCCAGACACGCCTTTCAAAGTCGATGTCCGCCCAGCGAGTAGTTGCCGCCTCGGCGGGGCGAGTCATCGTGTGCAACTGCCATTCGATCAGGCAGCGGGTAGTGCGTTTGATGCTGGCGTTCGCGATCTCCAGCATGAGTTCGGGGAGCTCTTCGGGCGGAAGCGCAGCCATGTTCTCTTTCTTGGGCTTCTTGAAGACTGCCCTGATGCCGCTGAGCGGGTTGGCGAAGATCAAGCCGGAGTTGACGCCGTAGGTCATGATCTCATTTAGCCGCTGGCTAAGACGCTTGACCGTCTCCAGGCTGCCTTTCGCTTCGATTGGACGAAGTAGCCCGATCACCATCGGTGCGGTGATTTTCACGAGTGGTGTTGTCTTTAAATCGGGGAACACGTGCAGTGTGAGCGACCGCCAGATGTCCTCGGCGTAGGCCGGGGTGACCGAGTCTTTCTTGAGCTCGAACCAGGCGGTGGCCACGTTCTCGAAGGTGTGTTCCGTTTCTGCGCGCTTGGCTTCATTCAACGTATTGCGCTGCACCTTCGGATCGATGCCTTGGGCGAGCAACTCGCGCGCTTCGACTGCCTTCTTTCGTGCGTTCGCCAGTGACAGTTCGGGGTAGGTCCCGAAGCCGATGTTGATGCGCTTTTTGGTGAGCGGTTCGCGGTAGTTGAAATTCCACAGCAACGAGCCGTTGCTGCGCACGCGGAGCTGCAAACCGTCACCGTCAGTGAGGACGTAATCCTTGGACGCGGGTTTGACTCCCTTGAGCTGTCGATCGGAGAGGCGGAGGTTTTGAGCAGGCATGAGATTGTCCTCAGGCGCTGATTCGGTATTCCAAAGATTAGCACTGGGTGAGCTGGAATACCGTCTGGAATACCCGAACGGCTGGAACTCAAAAACTCTCCAAAGACCGCAAAAGCGCTGGAAGCCTCGTATTTACTGGGTCGCAGGCACAAAAAAAAGACGTCCGTGGACGTCTTTTTTTGATCATTTGGTGGAGCCGGGGGGATTTGAACCAGCGTCTAGTCCTGTGTTTTCGCGGCCTCCAGATCGGAAGCTGTCATAACGCTGTCATTCTGGTCGGAAACTCGGTTGGCATCCAGAGTGATGGTGTGTATAAATCGCACCTGAGCAGGATACGGTAGGCGCTTGACAGCATGGACCTGAGATGACCGACCACAATTTCACCAACACTACGATCACAGAAACAGTCGTTCTCTCCGAGCCGCTGAGTGGAAACTCTATCGCTTCTATACAGGCAATTTATCCTTTTACAGAAGCTGATTATGTGAGGCTGGATAGTCAGGGCAATGTAGTGAAAAACTGGGCGACGAGCTTTTTATTTGTAGCTATTGGCTCGGCGGTCACTCTTCTCCAAAACGTCTATAAAGACGGCCTTAATACCCCGAATGATGTTGCGTCAGGGGATGTGATAGTGTTATCAATTTTATCTCTGATTACTGCGTTATTGTTTGTTGTTAGCGCGTTTGTGCCCAATGAGAAGAAGAAATTAATGAAGCGAATAGGGAAGTTTTTCAAAGATTCGGCAAGCCAGAATCATTTTATTAGGGGCGCAAAGTGATAACGAAAAGTAATCTTCCAAAAGGTTATATTCCTTATTCGAAGGTTAAACTTTGCAGCAATTTGCTCAGCGGCAGCACCTTCATTCTTTCGGTGGATGAAGTTCTGCCGCTCCTAGTTGGAAAAGGAAATAAGCCTCAAATTTGGATACAGGCTATTGCTGATGCGAATATGAAGTCTTTTGTACCGATTGTAGAATCCTCCATCCCACTGTTTCCGTTTGTCCGAGTCACCACTGAGTCTGGTGTCGTCCTCGTGTTTGTTAATGATCAAGTCATTATGTCCATTCGATCTGAGGTTGATGACGAAATTAATATTTTTCAGATGGACTTAAGGCCGATTGGGCTAAATATAGTCGGCGACGAAAAATCTCTTCGTTCCGGAGGCATGGAATTCAGCAACAGCACTTTTTCTGGGATGGGAACTTTTATGGGTTTTTCTTTGTAAGAGTTTCGGTAAAGTCCTGCATGTCGATGGGCCGCCACATCACTTCTGCTTTTTCGCCCGCGTTGTAGTCAGCTGATGGCATCCAGCGACCGTATATGCGTGCAATCATGGTCCAGTCACTGTGCCCCATCTGCTGCGCCACCCACATCGGATGCTCACCAGCAGACAGCATCATCGAAGCGTAGGTGTGGCGCGTCTGGTACGGCCGGCGGTAGCGCACACCAGCCTTCTTCAGCGCATACATCCAGAGCGTCTTTCGAATCGGGCCGTCACCGGCCCAGCGCTCTCCCGTCCTCGGGTTCTGAAAGACTTCCTGGTTGGCCAGGTAGGTGAATGCCTTCTGCGCCTTCAGGGCTTCCAGCGCAGGGCCGAGCAGCTTGATGCTGCGCCGGCCGGAGGTGGTCTTCGTCACCTCCGCTTTTCCCTTGGCTGCCTGGGTCATGGCGCGGGTGACGCGCACCTCGCCGCGGAGCCAGTCAATATCGCCCCACTCGAGGCCGACGAGTTCGCTGGTGCGCATCCCCGTCCAGAATGCGAACTGCACCAGGTTCCGCCCTTGACCATCGAGGGAACTCAGAATCGCCTGCTGCTCTTCCGGCGAGAATGGGTCAACGTCGTCGACCTTGACCTCTCCCTTCCTTGCGTACGTCCAGCCGGCGAGAGGGTTGCTGTCGATCAGTTCCTCTTCCATCGCATCGCTGAGGGCCGAGCGTAGGCAGCTCTGGATATTGCTGAGCGTCTTGTTGCTCACCTTCAGGGTGTCCAGCCAATCCTTGACGGCCTTCCGCTTCAGGTCGACCACCATGGCGGACCCTAGGGCCGGCACCAGACGAAGCTCTACAATCTTCCTGTAGCCCTCGAAGGTGCTGCTGGAGACGTGCTTGCGCTTCGACTCAAGCCATCGGCCAAGGAATCCCGCAACCGTCTCGCGTGACGCCTCAGGCGCAAACTTGGCGGCGCGCGGAGATCCAGGAAATGTCACCGAGTAGTCGAAGGTACCGGCGGCGATCGCATGTTCGATAGCCGCCTTGTGCTGCTCTGCTCGCTTCAGGTTAGTGGCGGTGGGCTTGAGCGAGATGCGCTCCCGGCACCTGACGCCGCGATACATGAACGTGATTTCGATACTCGAATCAGAGACCGCCCTGACTCCCCGCCCATCTCTACCCATGCTTCATACCCCTCTACATCAATAAGCGTCCGGCCATCCGGTGCTTTTTTCCATATCTCGCCGAGGCGCCAGATTCCGTCGCGGATCTTCGAGCGCACGGCGTCTTCGGTGTAGCCAGACTCGCTGGCGAATTTTTTAACAGTCAGGTAGCGCATTCCTGAGGCCTAGGCTTGAATGCAAGCCCCTCCCAGCGGCCGGATGGGCCGCGAATCTCGCAGCGCCGAACGTAGGCCCGGCGTTTCTTACTGTCGAACAGTGCCTGGCAGGCATCCATTTGCTCACCGTCGTTCGTCATTGCCTGCAGTCTGGCGCGGTCACCGCTGTTGACGAAGACAAAGCCGTCTTTGACCTTCCCGAATCCACTGGTCCGGTATAAGGCCCAGCGCGCCCCTCCTTTCTTGCCACCCTTCGACCCTTCGGTCAGGTAGAACGCAAACTCTCCCCTCATCACGCGAAGCAGAGTTCTAGCCATGGAGACCCCCACCATCTTTCGCCACTACCGAGTACGCCTCCGGCTTTCGCTCAACCGTACGGGTCGATCCGTCCAGGCTGTGGACGGTGAGTGCCGGCCGCCGAATCTGCACAGTTCCGTTCGGCGCCATTTCCTGACGCGGGGCGCCGTAGAAAGGGCCACCCGGGGCGAACGGGTCAGGGATGGCCGACGGGTTTTCAAGCAAGAACTTCTGAAACAGGTTCTGGACCGCAGCGGTAAGTGGCCCCGTGTTCCCTCGGTTGGAGCGGCCGCTCTTGTGGTCTGCGCTGTCCTCGAACTCCCCGCCAATCCAGAGCAGGCCGCCAACGATTCCGGCGTCGCCCGCTCAGACCTCGGCAGCCTCGGCACGGTGGGCATGATTCACCCCCAGGAGATCGCACAGGTCGTCGAAGGTCAGGGCCTGCTCGATCATGGCTGAGTTTCCGATAAGCCAGGCACCGCTCTCCTCCATGGCCTGTCTCGCAGCTCTGGTGCGATCCAGATATGCCGCTCGCTCGCGCTCAAGCGCCTGCTCGGTGAACGGCATGCCCTTGAGGAGCCGCCGACACACCTGGCGATACTCGGCGAAGCTGGTGTTGCGATCGGCGCACACCGCGCGGACGAACATCCGGAGGGCCGCCAAACGGACGCGCAGGTCACGGCGACTGTCGGCGTAGATATCGATCAGCCTGTGCAACGTTGCTCCCTTCATGACCGGCTCTCCTTGTTCGTGTCGCAGATCCGCAGGTCGACGCCGCAGGCCTGGACCAACTCGGTCAACTCGCCGAGCTTGGTGTTGGGGTTCTGCATCGCCTGGCCCAGGCGGACCAACTGCTGGCCGAGGGTGGCGAGCGGGGTAGGACGATACCCTGGTGGTGGTGGAATGTCGGAGCCTCTCATCACTGGCATACCTCCCAGATGAACAGGTTCTTGAACGGCTGGAGCGCGCCGCCGGCGGCAACAGCAGCCAGGCCAAACAGCGCGACGAGTGCGATAGCGGTCAGAGCCTTGCGCATGGTCATCGCTCACCTCCAGGCGCTGGCGCAGCGGCAATGAGGCCCCGATACACACGTGCCAGGAAGGCGCGAACTGCATCCCGACCCGGGAAGTAGTACTCGGTATCCTCAACGAGATAGCCGTCCATTCCGTCCTCGCTGTCGCGGCGCGCGTCCAGCATTTCCGGGGTCGGCTCAAGCGGTACCAGCTTCCACCCTGACGGCACGTTGTGCTGACCCAGGGCGGTCTTCAGTTGGTCCTCCAAGCGCTTGGCATAGCCGCGAATGCCTTGCACGGTCCAGCCACCATCGATGGCGTCTTGCGGCAGCCCTTCGCAGATACGCTCGAACTGGCGCAGGCGCCTCAGTTCATTGACCGCTACCTCGACGGCTTCAATCACTGGCACGCCGACGTAGCCGTCCTCGATATCTACTCGATCAAGCCAGCGCACCAGAGTTTGGAGGCTTTCGGCCAGTTCGCTGTCGCCCGATCCCGGCGCGGGGTAGGGTCGCTCGCCGGCACTACCCGGTCCGGACAGAGGTTCGCCGCCAGGGTTGCCCGGCTCTGAACTCGCTCCAGCGCCACCCAAGGCCGCCAGTGCGATCTGTCGCATGTTCGCCGCCGGGAGGTCGTCTTGCTCGGGACAGGGGAGCTCGGCGATGGTGCGGAGCGCCAGGAGGGCGCGCTCGAGCGGAATCTCTCCTGCACCCTCGGTGCCGGCCAGGTGCTTCGCTACCGTTTCCCGGATGACGCGCAGCGCGTTCATGGCTTGGAGCGAGCTGCCGTCCTGGCCGAGCTTGGCGGTCAGGTCGATCTGTTTAAACAGGGCATGGGTCATAGGTCACCCCCTTGCTCGGCGCTGCGCACTGCCTGGTAGGCGAGGGCGTAGCAAGCCATTTGCACCAGCAGGCTCGAAGCCGCGAGTGCGGGGTGATCCGTGAGGGCCAGGGCCGCCACGTGCAGAGCGCCGGTAGGGATGGAGAGCCAAGGGCGGGCGAGCATGTTCGCGGCTCCTTGCCCCTTGATGCCGCCGGCGAAGATCAGCAGCCAACAGAGGACGTTTAGGGCCGCTGACACATAGAACGCGAACCGGTGAAGCGACCCCTGACCGAAGTACAGGCACGCGCTGAGCAGCAGGCTGATCACGGTGCCGATGAGTGCTTGCTTCATGATCAGCGATCTCCGGCGGCAGCGGTCAAGGCGTCGAGTAGCGCATGCTTTCGGCGCTGACCATGCAGGTACTCGCGCAGGGCGATGATGACCACGCTGTTCATGCTGCGCTCGTCTCGCTTAGCCTCGGCTTCGACCTCGGCCCTCAGGCCGTCCGGCAGTCGGACAACGAACTTGTCCATATCCCGGCTGGTGCTGGCCGGCAGTTCGGTTACAACGGTTGCTCGTTTCATGATCAACCCTCCACCTTCACGAACCGGTGGTTGTCGTCGAGCCTGTAGTGCGTGTTCGGCTCCAGGCCGTCTTCGCCGATATAGCCGATGACGGTTCGGTACCGTTCGGTCTTTTCGTCCCAGTAGCGGATGCGGATCTCGCCTTTCTCCCCGGCGGTGGCGGTGCCCTCGTCCCCGGCGGTGGCGGTGCCCTTGTACCCGGCGGTGGCGGTGCCCTTGTACCCGGC